TATTCGTGAGCGCAACCTGTATTCATTCTTTTACGAAGGACTGCGCCCAGGCAAGCGCGACAAACAAACCCGTGCGCGTTCGATACAAGGTCGGATGCAGCAGGGCATGGTGTATTTCCCAAAAGGCGATGACACTGTACAAATTATGGTGAACGAGATGCTTCGTTTTCCGATGGGCGTCCACGATGACTGTGTGGACTCCTTGGCGTGGCTCGGGCTAATGCTCGATGACATCGTCACCCCGAGAGCCCCTATCAAGAAACCCGTGGCCGGTTGGCGTGAAAAACGCCTCGGCTCAATCTTGAGCAGTGGTGTGAAGCGATCGTCAATGAGCGCGTAATCCCCGCCCTTTTTTGGGGTATCGGAGGCGATGGGGTGTCGCTAAAGACGGGTGGGTGAAAGGCCCACACCTTTTGAAATTAATTTGCAACCGTTAGAATAGCAGTTCAACTACTATCGTTGCAGATTTCAGCTGGATGACTCTTAGGATCGAACATGGCACATGGCACAGTAAAAAAAGAACCTTCACAGGTCGCAAGTGACAACTGGAAGCGCTACGTGCGCCTTCGCGACAATGGCCACAGTGAATATGTCACTCGGGCAAAGAAATACGACAACTTCTACTGCGGTGAGCAGTGGGATGCGACAGACAAAAAGAAACTCGCTGACGAAGGGCGTCCCGCGTTAACCATTAACACCATTCTATCGACCATCAACACGGTGTTGGGTGAGCAGACGGCCAAACGCGCCGAGATTAACTTCAAACCGCGCTCTAAGGGTAACGAAGAGACCGCCATCGCACTGACCAAGGTCGTGATGCAGATCGGTGACAACAACAAACTCGACTGGCTTGAAAGCCAAGTGTTCTCCGACGGCTTGATCCAAGACCGGGGTTATTTTGATGCCCGCATTAATTTCGACGACAGCATCCAAGGCGAGGTAGAGATTAGCTCCCTTGACCCGCTGGACGTATTAATCGACGTCGACGCCAAAGAGTACGACCCAAAGACATGGAACGAAGTCATCGTTACGCGCTGGCTTTCCATTGATCAGATCGAATCCACGTACGGCGCGAAGACTGCCGATAAACTGAAGTCCTTAGCCGCTGGAGGCGATATTTATGGTGGCGACTCCGTTGCAGTTGAAGATAACCGCTTTGGCGACAGCTCTAGTTTTGACCTTGCTGACGATGGCTTTTCTGATAAAACCATCCGTAGTGTACGCGTCATCGAACGCCAGCATCGACGTATGTGTATGTCCGAGTGGTATGTTGACCCTGAGTCCGGCGATATGCGACCTGTTCCAGAAAACTGGGATGACGCTAAACGACAAGAATTCGGGCAGCAGTTTGGTTTATTCATCCAAAAACGGCTGGCGCCTCGAGTACGCTGGACAGTCAGCGCCGATCAAATTCTACTTCACGATGAGTGGTCACCGTACAAGACCTTTACCGTCGTGCCGTACTTCAGCTACTTCCGACGCGGCAAGCCCTTCGGCATGGTCAAGAACCTTATCTCCCCGCAAGAGCAGCTCAACAAGATCTCCTCGCAAGAGCTTCACATTGTTAACACCACTGCCAACAGTGGATGGATAACGGAAGAGGGCTCCTTGGTCAACATGACCAACGAAGACTTGACCGAACGCGGCGCAGAGACCGGCTTACACATTGTTCATGCGCGTGGCACCAGTGCTCCGCAAAAGATCCAACCGAACCAGATTCCCACAGGCATTGACCGCATTACGCAGAAAGCCGCGCACAACATCAAGGAAATCTCTGGTGTATCGGATGCCATGCTGGGCTATGAGTCCGCTGAAGTTTCAGGCGTTGCGCTTGAGTCGAAGCAGGCCCGTGGACAGATCCAAATCCAAGTGCCGATGGACAACTTGGCGCACACGCGTCACATGTTGGCTGAAAAGATCCTTGAGTTAGTGCAACAGTTCTACGTTGAAGAGCGTCTGATCCAGATCACCAACCCCACCATGCCTGACCCCGCTGCGCCCGACGCACAGGAACAGATGATGGTGAACCAAGTGACCCCTGAAGGGCAGATCGTTAATGACCTGACCTTGGGCGAATACTCGGTCGTAATTTCGACCCAGCCTGCGCGCGACAACTTTGAAGAGAGTCAGTTCTCCGAAGCGCTACAGCTACGACAAGCGGGCGTCATGATCCCGGATTACCGTGTGGTTGAGTACAGTCACCTGGCACAGAAACGTGACATCGCGGAAGAAGTGAAGCAGTTAGCGGGGCTTGCCGCACCGAGCGAAGAAGAGATGCAAATGCAGCAGAAGCAGCAAGAAATGATGATTCGCCAAGCTGAACTTGAACTCGCGAACCTAGAAGCGGATCTCCAGACCAAGCAGAGCCAAGCCATGCTCGCAATGGCGAAGGCGGAAGAGCTGGGCGAAGACGGCAACGTCCATGAACGGGCAATGGAAGAACTCCGTGCCAAGGTACAGATGAAGCGCGAAGAACTCCAAGTGCGCTTACAACTTGCCCAAGTAACCGCGAAGACTCGCCAACAAGATTCAGTGACCCGCACCGCCGTATCGCTTATGCAACACGATGCGAAACAGCAGCAAGCGAAGTCACTCGATAGCAGTAAAACCAAACCAACCCCAAAATAGGTGATTTATGCCCCAAGAATCAAACGCAGCTGTTGATATGAATAGCTATCTGCCCGAAGAAAGTGGTCACCACGACGACGACATTCAAGGCTTGGACTTCGGTAACGATCTAACAGAAGCCGCGGTTGAGGAAGCCGTTGTTGAAGAGACTGTTGTCGAGGAAGCCGTTGTCGAGGAAGCCGTTGTTGAAGAAGAAACAGCGGAATCTGAGGAAGAAACAGCGGAATCTGAGCAAGAAGAGACGCAATCTGAGCAAGAAGAGACGCAATCTGAGCCCGAATCTAAGAAACACATGATTCCCAAACGCCGCCTTGACGACGTGGTCGCTAAACAGCGTAAAGCTGAACAAGAAGCGGCTGAGTTGCGCAAAGAGTTGGCGGAAGCGCGTGCAGCGGCAGAAGCCGTCCCCGACGTAGACATTCGGGCGCTCTCGAAGCAGAAGCAAGAAGCAACACTTGACGGTGATTTGGACAAAGCTGCCGAGATTGAAGAGCAGATGCTCGCGACCTTACGCCAGCCCACACCCGAAGCGATCAACATGGAAGAGCTGGAAGCCCGCGTTGAAGCCAAGATGGAATTAAAGTCAACGCTGACAACCGTGTTTGAGGAATACCCTCAGTTGGACACGGAATCAGACCACTTTGATGAAGACCTGAACTCTGAAGCCCTGGTGTTCCAGAATGCGTATTTAAATCAAGGCTATTCGCCCGCAGAAGCAGTACGCCGTGCGGCGAATGCCGCGATTCGAGTGGTGCGGCCTGAATTACTGGCAGTTGCGGAAGCCCCGCCCGTCGCTAAACCTCGCAAAACAAACGTCAAAGCGAACGTCAAAGCGGCCAATGCCCAGCCTCCAAAAATGGACCAAGGCGAATCCGGCGGCAAGAGCAGTGCTGAGATGGTGGACATCACCAAGTTGACGGATGACGAGTTTGATGCGTTGCCTGAAGCGACTCGCGCACGAATGCGCGGCGATCTCGTTTAAGTGTTGCGAAATAACAGCTGAACTACTATTATTCATCTCAGTGATGGCTCAGACGATACATGAGCTCGATCAGCGCGGAGCGTTATCCGCGTTGTGTTCGCCCACATAAAAAGGCGTGTTACTTCGTCATCCTCACGATACGGGAACCCGAGGCTAGAGCATAAGGCTCAGTCTAATTTGCATTTTATTTTTGTTTATATATAGGTGACTCAAAATGGCTACGACCAATTTTGCGGCACTTACCGACGAACAAAAGACTGCATGGGCCCGTGACCTTTGGCGCGTCGCCCGTAATACGTCTTTTATTAATCAGTTCGCTGGTAAAGGCCATAACGCAATGGTTCAACGTATCGATACGTTGACCAAATCCGAGAAGGGCGCTCGCGCTGTTCTAACATTAGTTGCAGACTTAGAAGGCGATGGTATCGCTGGTGACGCAACGCTAGAAGGCAATGAAGAAGCCATGAAAGCGTATGACACCGTGATCCAAATCGATCAACTACGTCATGCTAACCGTTTGCAAGGCCGTATGGCTGACCAAAAATCTATCGTTAACTTCCGTGAGCAATCTCGCGACAAGTTAGGTTACTGGATGGGCGACCGTCTTGACCAGATGGCTTTCTTGAGCATGAGCTCATTGCCATACACTTTGAACACCAACGGCTCAACTCGTGCTTCAACCGTGTTGTCCACTTTGGAATTTGCGCCAGCCGCAGCTGTTGCGCCAAGTACCAATCGTTGTGTTCACTTGAAGTCTAGTGGTGTGACTTCTGGTACCGGTTATTCCGCTACTGACGGTTCATTAACTTCGATGACTTACACAGACATCGTGAACTTGAAAGCCCACGCCAAGGATAATTATATCCGCGGTATTAAGGGTGCAGCTGGTGATGAAGTGTATCACTTGTTCGTGACTCCACAGGGCATGGCGCAATTGAAGCTAGATGCTGACTTCATCGCTAACGTACGTCATGCAGGCGTTCGTGGTGATAAGAACAGCTTATTCAAGGGCACTAACTCTGTCATGGTTGACGGCGTGATTATTCACGAATTCCGTCACGTCTTTGACACCCGCGGCGCTGCTGCTGGTTCTAAGATGGGTACGTCAGGTAACGACAACGGCCAACGTGCCTTGTTGTGTGGCGCACAAGCCTTGGGTATGGCTGATCTAGGTACTGCTTATTGGGACGAAGATTACTTCGACTACAACAACCAGCCTGGTATCGCCGTAGGTAAGATCTTCGGTTTCTTGAAGCCGCAGTTCAAAGGCAACCCAGCCAATCCAACTACATTAGAAGACTTCGGTGTGATCACCGTTGACACTGCAATCTAGTTGTGAGGCTCCCCTTCGGGGGAGCCATTATTTTTGAGGATTTGATCCGTATGAAATTAGTATCCCCCACCACACAAATGATTGCAGTCAATGGTATTGCAATCCGTATGGAATCTGGCGTTGAACAAGACGTCCGTGACCTACTCGTTGAGACAGCCATTTCCCAGGGCTGTACAAAAGTTGGCGCACGTATTCGCGCTAAGACCAAGCCTGTCGAAGAGACCCAGCCCGCAGCAACACCAATTGTTGACGCTATTGGCTTGTTGGTCGAAGAAGGCAACCCTAAGAATTTCGGACGCGACGGTACGCCTAAAGTGCGCGCAGTCGAGACCCTACTCGGTTATGACATCAGCGCCGCAGACCGCGACGTTGCATGGGACATTTTTCAAGAGGTTTAACCCATGACGATTGCAGTCTCATCAATTCTGAGCCGAGCTTCGACGCTCCTGTTAGACGAGACCGCGACTCGCTGGCCTCAAGCAGAGCTCCTAAACTGGCTTAACGACGGCATCCTTGAGATGGCGTCCATGAAGCCGATGCTATTTACTGCACGCGCGACGATGCCAATGGCGGTCGGCGTATACCAGACGATTCCATCCGGCAAACGCCACCTCCATCGAGTGATCTCGAATGTTGCTGGCCCTGTGGTTCGTTTGGCGGACCAACAGGCGCTGGATTCACAAGAACCGAACTGGTACGGCAAAAGCGAAAACCCGACGGTGAAGTACATCGTTCTTGAGCAATTGAACAGCAAACACTTCTTATGCTACCCGCCTAATGATGGCAATGGTCAACTGGATGCAGTATTCACCATTGATCCTCCCGTAATGGCTGCTAATGGCTCGTTAGACATTGATTCGACCTACGGCAACCCTTTATTGGCTTTCGTCCTCTACAGGGCATTCCTGAAGGATGCAGACACGTCAGACGACGCCAAAGCCACCATGTATTACGAAACATTCAGTCGTCAGCTGGGCGGCTCAGTAATCGGCGAAGCCCAAGCGAAGGAGCACTAAGATGGCGAAGGTCACATTCGAGAGCATTATCCCTGAGATTCTACCGTCGGTGCCGGAATGCACTGACCTGATTATCATTCGTGCGCTGCGTCGTGCGACGGAAGAGTTCCTAACCAAGTCGATGATTTGGCGAGTGGATCTTGAAGATCACTTCGTCATCAGTGGACTCGCTGACGTCGAGCTGGAGACCCCCAGTTCTGACTTGCGCGTTGTTCAACTGAAGCAGGCGACCATCGGCACACAGGACGTCCCACAGATTGCGGATGATCAGCGACCACCGAACGGCACGCAGACGTTTTGCTCACTCACCGACTTCGGTAAGACGCTTCGACTAACACCCACACCTAAAGCCTCCGTAGCGATTGCACTCCGCGCGGTGCTCAGTACCACATCGAAATCGACGGGGCTTGATGCCGCGGTCGAGAGTGAGATTCACGAACATTTAATTGATGGTGCCTTGGCTCGACTCTACACGATGGCGGGGATGCCGTGGGCCAACAACACCTTAGCCGGTTTCCACGGCTCTGTATTCCAAGCGGCGATCATGGACGCTCGAGGTCGAGCAGAAAACAACAGTGGTCGTGCCGTGCGTAAAATTAGCTACGGGGGCTATTAATGTTCCAATTTAGCTTAGTCACACCGCACGAAGTCCATTCGCGTCATACCTATTACCTGAACGGCATTGCGTCCGCAATTGAGAAGGGTGGCAGTGATCACGGGGCAGGCGAAGTGATGCGCGAGATTTACAACGGCGGCGTGTATTTATACGACGTCACCGGCGAAGACGACGACATGCTACACGGTTTTGTCGTGCTACAAGAACACACAGACCGCTACTCGCGCAAACTTGTACTGCATGTGGACTACGCTTATTTATCCCAACTACGCAGTGGATTAATGCGGTTGTATCAATCGTTCCCACGCTTTGCCGCAGCCAAAGGGTTCGATCAGATCGCATTCAATAGTAACCGCAAGGGCTGGGACAAATACTGCGAACGCACAGGTTTTAACGGGGCCACTCGCATTTTTTATAAGGACTTACATCATGGCTAGTGCAGCGCAGCAACAGCAAACGCAAGAAGAACGCGACCAAATTAAACTTGGGCAAGAGCAGACGGCTCATGCCCGTACGCAATCTACCCCATTGCAGGCGGAATACCGCAAGAAAATGAACCGCGACGACGGGGGTCGTTTATCAGGTATGGCCGCCGCCGACGTGATGCAAGCCGCGGGCACCGACCGCACGGGTCAGCAATTGGCGTCAGGTCAAGGTGGCGGACACAGCGCGTCGGGTTTAGGCGGACAACTGCAACAAGCGACCTCGAATGCGGGTATTGCGGCACTGGATCGTCAAGACGGATTGAAGTCGAATTACAACGCCCTGGGCAATAAGAAAAACATCAATTCAGTCGCCAGTTTAAAGTCATCCGCTGGTGCGGCCTCACATGTTGCTGCCGGAGAAGCGGACGCCGCTGCCACGAGACAAGCCGCGATGATGGACGGCCTAACGGGTGTCGCCGGCGCGTATGGATTAAAAAAATACGATCAAGCAGAGCAGTATGCTAAGCAAAAGAAGTTAGACGGGAAGCTGGGGCGTAACCGCACTCACTCAAGCCCGATGAAGGAAGACAACGTAGTCGGCGATTGGCTGTACGGAAAATTTGGAGGTTAATCATGGCAGAAGAACAACAAGCACAAGACGCGCTCAATGAAGATCGCAAAGCCGCGCATCAGAATTACAAAGATAATTATCAGCAACAGTTGGACGACTACGCCGCCAGCGCACTGAATGATTCAACATTGATTGATCGTGCTGATTTCAACTCTAAGCTGGCCGCTGAATCAGCCAAAGGTATTGCGTCACGCAGCCGCAGTCGAGCCGGTGTTGCATTGTCGGGTCAAGCTGCCAAGCAAGCAAATCGCTTGGGCGGGATTGAAACAACGAAGTTCATGGACCAATCGAAGAACTCAGCGGTGCTGGCGCAAGACGAACGTAACACGCGGACGCTCGCGGATTCGTTGGATTCATACAACACGCTCGAAGAAACAGGCTCCGATGCGCTCCGCAATGCGGCAGGACTTGAAGCCAACCGGATTGCTGGCAATAAGCGCCGAAGCGCTGAAGCCAGTGCGGGGCTTTTCGGCGCAGCGACGAGCCTAGCTTCAGCAATAATACTGGCCTAACAAGGAATAACAACGATGTCGAGTTTAAACGAAGTTTGGAATATGTACATGGGTCTCAAGGACCGTCGGCGCCAGAAGGAGCAGGACGAGTACCGTGCGGGCCAAGACTCAATCGCTAATGCCCAGCGGAAACGCCAACTCGATAATGCTGACCGTACTTATGAGGCGGATCAAGAGCAACGTGGAATCACAAACGCGCATAACAACAGGGTACTAACAAACGACGAGAAGAAAATACAACGTGCGCGGGCCAAACAGCGTTTGAATGCGCTTCAACTTAGTATTGCTGACAAGTTCACCGATGCTAATGGCGAGATAGATTACCGCCGTGCGCTGAACAGTGGCCCAGGGTTCGACACTATAAATGAAATATACAGAACAAACAAAGATATATTAGCAGGGCTTCAGAACAGGAACCCTGATGTTGTAGGGGTACAAGGGCTGGAGTACATTGATTCCACCTCGGGCGACCATACAAGCAAACAACTTGTCATGATGCTGAAGATGAAAGATGGCTCAGTTAAACCGATGTCCAGCACGGGGGGAATGGATGATCAGGTAGTTAGCCTGGGGGCTAAGGACATCATGCAGTTCGCATTAAGCCCTATAGGTGCGGATGACGTTGACCAAGTGATAACGGCCTTGCGAGATAAGGCACTTGCGGCGCAAGGGCATAACTCGGTAGATGAGTATAACAATGATCGAGTCAATAGCCTCACTGACTCGCTCAAGCCCGCTCAAGCAGAGACCACACAAACGAAGACCGTGCAACCAGCTGTAACTACGGAGACCGCACAAACGGAGACCGCGCAACCCGCTGTAACTACGGAGACCACACAACCAGCTGTAACTACGGGGTTGGGAGAGAATACGGTGACGGAACCGCCTGCCGTAGCTAATATTTCACCACAGGTCGGTGGGCGATCAATGCACGAGGATCCATCGCCGCAGGAAATTGCAGCGGGTCGAGTCATCACCCACTTTATTGATAACGTAGATCCAAAAAAATACCCTAACAAATCCCGTCTAGAGAAACTCAACTATGACGGCGCGATAAAGAAAGCGCTCGTCGATACGCTGGGCATAAGCTACGCCGAAGCGTCGCAATATTTAGATGGGTATGAGCAAAGCTCGGGTACTACAAAGACATTCTTTACCGACGATTCTACAGGGGACGGACTCGCTGATCAGGTGCCTTTATCACTCGGGGAAAAAATAGGTGAGGGGGCGAACACCGCGGCTACTTTTATTGGTGGCGCGCTAGACACTGTAGGGAACGCCGGAAGCCGGATGTTCAATACAGGGATAAATAAAACGACGGCGTTAGGGCAGGATATCAGGGCAGGCTATACCGGCACGCCTAGTGCGGCTAACTGGGACGACACGCTTGCTCCTACAGGTGATCAAAAGGACCAAGCTGCCTCGCTAGAGACTAAACAAGATAACTATCACATGCAGCAAGAACGTGCGGATTACTTTAACCAACAGCCGGGGCAAAAGCAAACTAGGCAAGAGCAAGCTGCCGCTGCGGCGGAAATAGCCGAGCAACAAATAAGCAACACTAAACCTACACAAGTGGAGATAGAAGCAGCCAAAAAGCGTGTTAATACGAAGCCAGCTAAACAGCGTAAAATTTCCCCAGGTCTGTTGGCGACACGGGCGGTGGATATGCTCATTCTCAAAGAGGCTGGCCACGACGTTTCAACTAAGGAGATCACACGTTACCAATTAACAGGTCGAGCCAACCCCGTCGAACTACCCACCCTCAAGACTAAAACTGTCAACTTCAACGGCACGGTTTGGGAAGTACGACCTAAACCCGACGGCAGCACTAGCTATCACGCACTGGGTCAGACTGATGCTAGTAAGACCAGCGCGGCTGCTTCCACGAAGGCGGATAGAGCGGCAGTTGAGAAGTATAACGAGAAAGCTTGGAAAGGAATTTACAGCACCGCACTAGGTAAAGGTAGCGTAAATGTAGATGGCACAGGCTCCGACAATGTAGGTAGTTTCATGACGCGTGACGAGTTCGACGACTACATGCAATTCATGCTTACCACCAATAAAAAACAGATAAAAGACCTCTATAAGCTGGAGCTAACGCCAGGGCAACCCCTTGGGGATGACCAAGTACACATGCTGTCCGTCTTAGGGCAACATCTCGCGCAGCAAGTTAACGCTAGTCGCGGGGAGTCAGGCGATAAAGGCACCAATTACATCGGTGACTTTGGACGTCTTGTTAGGGCTGCGGCTCCTGAAACGGGGGTTTACGTTACCAACGGCACAGACGGGTATGAGACTGTGGATGATTGGGTAGCGGGTCACCTAAGCCGTAACCCCAACACCTCCCCCGTGCAAGCAAGAGCAGCGGCGCGCGAGCAACTCGCTAAGAAACAAGAACTCAACGTACAGTAAAAAGGTGGGTAGTTCATGGCATATGATATTGGCGCGGAAATGTGGGAGTTCGATCGGCAAAAGACTGAAGCTGAAGCTCTGGAGATCGAAGAAATTGGAAGACAAATGGCGGCATATAGCCGTGCCCAAGATAACGCTGCGACAGGGGAGTCTGGCTTGCCTTCCGACACAAACGGAGGCTATGTCTATGACGGCGATACTATTTATAAAGATGGTGTTGGTTATCGACTACAGGGCGGAGATACACGCGAGATTAATCGCAAATCAGGCTCGGCACAACCCATGTCCATTGAGGCACAGCGTCGTGCGTATGAACTACTAACCTCCGGTGAATATACGTTACGCAGTTCGGGGGAGAAGGATACGCATGGGCGCCTCTTAGGAAGCGCCGTGGATGCGAACGGTAATACGGTTACGGAAGAGTTACTGCGTGAAGGGCTCTCGACCCCCACTAACTTCAATAAAAACTCAATCAGTAATCACATCGCGTTTGCAGAGTCTATTAAAGCGCACAGCGACGGCACGCTAGCAACTCCCGAAGACGCCGTAAATTACGGTGATGTACAGGTTAACCAGCGCGCGTTTGAGTATGACCCGCGGAATTTTGCGCAGCGGGCAAAGGATAGAGGCTGGGATAAATCCCAGATGAACCTATACCAATTCACTGAGTTAATTGGCGATATGTCCGGCGTGGACGTGATCAAAGAGTGGGGCGAAGAAGGTGTAATACGCAACATGATTGAGGCGGCACGCAGCCCATCGGAAATCGAGTCTTACGAAGATGTGGACACAAGTTCCATTAAATCCATCGGCACCTACGTCATAGAGAAGGCACTTGAAAACGCACCAGGGCTCCTAATTGACCTGGGAGTCAGCGCTGCCGCGATTGCCACAGGTACGGGGATCCCCGCGGGTTTGGCTTTAGCGACGGGGCGATCATTTGTCCATAAGATAGGTTGGAAGGCTGCGGGCAAGGCGGGACTACTGGCATCAATGGGTGCCCAGATGACAGGTGAGTCTCGACATTCGCAGCTTGCTGAAGGCGTCGATAGCCCATTCCTAGCAGTGACGGCGGGTTTATCGAACACCGCACTTGAGTTCAGAGGCTTCAGCTCATTATATAAAGGGCTTATACCAGACACGAAGATTGAGAGTCCGGCGTCACTGGCCCAGCACATCGCGCAACGCGCACTAATCTCAACGGGGGTTGAAGGCACAACCGAATGGTTACAAGACCTCACTAATCAACTGACCATCAAGATGGTCAAACCGGAACATGAGATTGATTGGCATCAATTAACCGAATCCTTCTTCGCGGGCGCCGCGGCAGGCGGCGGTACAGGCACGGTCACTGCGGCAGCAGGCGGCAGTTATCAGCTCATGAACCACATCAGTGGAAACACTCAACTCCGTCGATCAATGGACGGCACGGCACCCGAAGCGCCTAGTCAGATTGAAGCGCAAATACCGTATATCATGGACCCTAAAAGCTCACTCGACGCGGTCTACTCTGCGGATCCCGAGATGGCCGAGCACGTTACGATCCCCGATGGCGTTAGTGCATATAAGCATGAATCTGGCGTTCTATTTACGAGCAATGAAGCCAAAGGTAAAGCCTTTGAGCGTGAGGGTAATAAAGACGCGACTGAAACCCTCGGCTACGCGCAAACAAAAGAAGAAATCATGGCCACGACCAAGGTCGAGGATATACGACTTGTCGTAGCCAGGGATGCTAAAGGCGTGGTTGTAGGCACAGAGGTTACCAATGTTGAAGGCGCCGCGGGCGTACAAAAAACGATGGGCGAGAAGTACGGCCATAAAGCTAAGCTCACGGTAGCCAAGGGAGAAGGGATCCAAGCCGTAATAAGTGAGCGCCAACAACTGTATAACGCGGACATCTCGCTACGGGCAGAGAAACGCAAAGGATTCTCTAATGAAGGCAGTGAACATAAAACTGACGACAAACCTACCGACCTCAACAACCTTGAATCAACGCCATTAGACAAAGCGCGTCAAGCCTCAGATAAACCAGGCACACAGTCAATGCGTGATGCGTCAGGCAAGTTGCGTTCTATCAGCGACCTCATCAAAGGCGCCATTAGCGGTGAGATCAGCGCCGAAGAAATTGCGGCGGAAGCGAAGAAGGCGGGTGTCGAGTCTCGCCCAACAACACGCGACGCGTTCCCACGACAGCGTATAATTAAGGACATCATAAGCAAACAGCGCGACGCACGAAAAGCATCAGATGAAAAAG